GGTCCTTTGACCTCTCGGAATGAATCCTTCATTATGTTAATATTATATCCTTATAATATACTTCCAATTTGTTTGTCATTCCAATCATCTCTCTCTATATGACTCATGTCCTCCGACACCATTTCTAAAATTACTGATACTTATATTTCATATTATACAAGCATACAAGCACGGGACTGTACTTATTCTAGTACCACACCCGACTATTATGTTTTGTCTAGATATAAAGTTAAGGTTCAGAAAACTCAGAATGGTCGCAAAAATCCTAGTAGAAAGTCCCAAATCGCTCATCATATCCAAGCTGGTACTCCTTATACTGGAGATATAAACAGTTTGGTTATTCATGACGGTTCGGCGAGTTTTTCAGGACCAAGTTGCGTTCCAAACAAAGGTCCTTATAAATTAATTTATAAGGGTTATTGGTTGGGAGAGCCAAATCCTTCTTCTCTTACAGTTCTTTCCGCGATCGGTCCTGAAGCATTAGCTTCAGAAGCCGCTGCGAAGAAAGCTTTTGTAAAGAAGGTTAATGGAGTAAGGCAAAAAGTTCAAGGTGGCGTCTATATCGCTGAATGGAGAGCTACGATACTAGGTATCGTGGCTCCCTTTAAAGGCCTTCAAGCTGCTGTTAGAAATTATTACAACATTTTGAAAAGTAGAAAGAGAAATTTTCACTCCGAAAAGGAAGCTGTTAAATTTCTTTCTGCTACTTGGCTTGAATATAATTTCGGTTTTGCTCCCTTGCTTTCTGATATTCAGAAAGGCGGTCAAGCTTTGGCCGATATACAATTCAAAGCGGCTAACTCAGTTGAGCCGATCAGTGTTACAGGAAGTGTAAAAAACTACACTCAATATAACTCTGAACAACAACTAGGCGGCAACACTTTTCTTATTAAGAATTCGATCATTTCTGAAAGATCTTATTCATTAGTAGGTGCTGCTACATCGTCGATATCTCCACCCAATTCATTTGCCCGAGCTAGAGAGCTTATGGGCTTTACTTGGAATGATTTCGTTCCGACCATATGGGAAGTTATCCCGTTCTCTTTTGTCGTTGATTACTTCTCCAATGTTGGAGATTTAATAAACGGCGCTGCTTTTGCTACCGATAGAGTTGCCTGGTCTTGTTCCACTAAAAAGGGAACGACCTACAAATCTATTGAGTCGCACTTTGTTAAACCTTATTCAGGTTTACAAGGAAGCGGAGATATTGGTTCTGCCGAAATGAGTAAAACATCAGTTTCAAGGTCCCCATTAGGGAATGATGTGGATAATTTTATCCCACCCTTGACAATCCAATTTCCTGGGTTGACACAACAAGCAAATTTAATTGCGTTGGCTGATCAATTTCAACAATTAACCCCTTACAGACCAGGGAAATACTGGAAGTAAGCCTTAGATTAGGAAAATCCAAATGGCCTTTGCACCTTCATCTCCTGTTACCGGAACAGCTCAAACCGGCCTCACTAGTCCAACTTATACCATCGCTTCAGATTTGGCACCAGACACAAATGGCAAACAATACGCAGTGACCGCATTGGGCGGTACACAAACTGGCGTAATTGCTCATCAGTCTAGTTCTCCATTTTTCGTCAACATGACGAGACCGAAGCAGATGAAGACCTTGTCGGTGGTTAATCCGACTACGGGACAGTTAAAGAACGTCCCTACCAACACTTTTAAGATTATCACTCAGAAGGGAGCAATCCCGCTTGCAGGACAAACACCCAGTAAGGTCAACGTGACCACTACTGTTAGTGTTCCTGCTGGTGCGGATTCGGCTGACTCAAACTCTGTTCGAGCAGCTCTCTCGTTCCACTTCGGTGTTCTTAGCAGCAGTTCTGCTGCCATTGGCGATACTATCGTATCGGGTCTTTTATAAGTTAACTTGAGGTGATTTTATGAACACTAGTTCTGAAATCTACGAAAGCCTTATTTTAGAACTTTCTGAAGAGTTATCTTCCATTAAAGACTCATCGCAAGATGATGTCTATGGAACCCAATTTTTCTCTGCGAATGCGTTAATTTCTTCTTTTGTTAAGAAGTTAATAACCAATCGTGTAGAAAATGCGGATCAACTTGCCTTAGAGAAATTTAAGGCGGCGAATGAAAAATGTCGCCAAGTTGATATAACTGGATTCAGAGCCCAGGAAGACGTTAAATTGGTTTTTGGGGAAATGCGACGTATAATGAATGAAATTTTTTATACGAACGGTTTTACCAAGCTCTCTTTAACGGCGATAGAACAATCGCTTGATGTCGGTCCTGGGAAGTCAGCTGGTGTCGATGAATTTTCGTTTTACCACAAAGTGGGATACGGAAAAATAACTTCATCTTCTCAGCTCTTAGTTGCTCTTTATAAGAGCTACGTCAATGTCAGACCCCTTTGGAGAGACGCTGAAATATTTCGCGAAAATCAATTCGGGTGCATAGACGTACTACAAGGCAGTTCTTTATCAACAGTTCCAAAAAACAACCAAATCGATCGCACAATCTGCTCTGAGCCGTCTCTGAATATGTTATATCAGAAAGGCGTAGCTCAGATACTTATTGATATCTTGAGAGATTCTTTCGGAATCTCTTATATATCGTCACCAGAACATTTTGACAAAAATCAAAATGGCGGTGGCACGTTCTACAAAGGTTTACTTCAACCTGAACGTAATCAAGTATTAGCTCGGCAGGGATCAATAGACGGAAGATTCGATACTTTGGATCTTACCAGTGCTAGTGATACCATCTCTTTAGTTTTTTGTAAAGAACTTCTTCCACGTGAGGTTTATAATATGCTTTGCAATTTTCGTTGCAAACATACAAAGACACGCGTAGATGGAGTTGATAGATGGATGGAGCTTCATATGATTTCCAGTATGGGTAATGGTTTTACGTTTCCTTTAGAAACGTTGATCTTTGCTGTACTTGTGCGAGCTGTATATTCCGTTCTCAAACTACCTTTTATTAAACCTTCCTTTTGGGAGGTTGGTAATTTCGGCGTCTTCGGTGATGACATAATATGTCTTCATGAAGCCTCCGATTTGGTAAGTCGGTCACTAGAAGCTTTTGGCTTCGAAGTGAATAAAGAGAAAAGTTTTACAGCTGGGAAATTTCGAGAATCTTGTGGAGGAGATTTCCTTAATGGAATCGATGTACGTGGCGTTTATTTGAAAAGCTACGACACTCTACAAGACAAGTTCACGATTTACAACCTCCTGAAGGCTTGGTGTAGGCGACATAATTTTAAGTTGTCATCTACTTTGAATCTCATTTTGTCGGATATAGGTAAGTTTGCCTATCCGGTCCCTTTTTGGGAACCGACCGACGCTGGCATATATTGTAATATGTGCCAAGCACTTGATCCAAATTTATTTGGTTCAAATTGTGCAAAATGGATTCTTTCCAAGGAAACAGGAGCTGTAGCTCTACTATACTCGAAGTATGAGCCCAAAGTACGGAATATTAGACTTAAACAGTCTAATTTTGAGTATCCGGAATTGGATGAGAGGAATTGGTTACTCCTCGAAACTAATGAGTTTGCTGCCTATCTGGCACTACTCAAAGGTGAACTGCGGAACGGTGTGATTGCGACTCGATTTAAAAACGAGAAGCAAGTACACTACAAACTTTGCAAACAGATAGTTCCCAACTGGGACAATCATGATTTGCTGACAGCTTATCTTTTAGATAAGTGGGTGCCAATACTGGCCTAAATCTCGCAATACTCTTCACCTTTAATAAGTGAATGAGTGAGACCCCAT